TATGAGGTTGAAGAAAAAAAAGAGGAGGGAAAATGAAGAAGGCTGCTCTCTTAAAACAAACTTCCCGGCTTAACGCTGTTAATAAATATTTTGAGATGGTTGGACTTTGTGCTGAGCTTGAGTTAATAAAGGCAACTCCTGCCACTCAAGTTAAGAAATGGGTAATGGAAAATATATTAAAAAAATTCAAAGAAAAAGATAGTAGAGACGGAAACCGGCCACAAGTAACAGATGAGCTGATTGAGGAGAAAGCAAGGGAATTAGCAAGTGGGACATCGTTTCTTCATATGGATTATTACAAAGACTTCATCCGCAAGCTCGTTGAAGAAATGCCAGCGAAGAAGCCGAGAGTGAGTACGGAGTTTGTGAAGAAAAACAGGAAATTATTGATTCTATTAATAGCAAAAATGGAGGAAGAAAAACTTCTGGATTGGACGGATGGAGGAACGAGCTTGAAGATATTAGAGGCGAATTTTGAAAATTTCATAAAACAAGTGCTCACTGAGGCGGGCATGGAGGTTATAGAATGAGGCCAATAGAAGGAGGTATTTATTGCCGAATCTGTACAGAGGAGCTACGGAAGCAGATTGAAGAAGAAGCGCTAAGCGCGGTGAGAGCGGCGCCCGGCATGAAAGGAACCTGCTGGGGGTGCGGTGCCACCGTCGAGCTCCGGGAAACCAGCACGGTAATAAGGGAAGAGGCGGACAAGTATGTAAGCCGGTGTCATGGTTATAGGGTCTATCACCACGACAACGATGATATGTTCAACCGCAAGGAATATTATGAGTGTTTGAAGTGTTATAAGCCCTGTGAAATTGTTCCCAAGCGGAAAAAACCAGGAAGGGCGCGTGTCTGAGCCGAGGATCCCCCGGCAAAAAAACGAATCACCAATATTTGGGAGCGCACTGCACTATTCACGGCAGGGGTGGCCGGTCGTTCCCCTGCACTCCGTTCGGGACGGACGCTGCACCTGCGGGAGAGCAGATTGTGGCAATCCGGGAAAGCATCCCCGCATCGCAAAGTGGCAGATAAAGGCAAGTAAGGACCCGGCCCAGGTCGCGGCCTGGTGGCAGAAGTGGCCAACCGCCAACATCGGCGTGGTCACGGGCGTCCGCAGCGGATTCTTCGTCCTCGATGTGGATCCGGACAAGGGCGGGGAACAAAGCCTCAGGGAGCTGGAGAAAAAGCACGGCAAGCTGCCGGACACGGCCAGACAGCGGACCGGCGGGGGCGGACGGCACCTGCTGTTCCGGCATCCCGGGCGGGACGTCGGGAACCGCGTGGCCCTGGCCGCGGGCCTTGACGTGCGCGGCGACGGCGGCCTCATAGTGGCCGCGCCGAGCCTTCATGCGTCCGGAAAGCGCTACGAGTGGGAATCCTCAGCCGCCCCGGCCGAAGCCCCGGCATGGCTGTCCGGGCTGGTCCTGGAGAAGGACGGAAGAAAGCTGGCCCCGGAGGATTGGGGAAAGGACATACCGGACGGAAGGAGGGATGTCGAGCTCACCCGCAGGGTCGGGAAGCTCGTGCGCGACGGGCATCCCCCGGCGGCCGTGCTGGCCATGGCGCACGGGCTCAACGCAGGGTTCTGCAAGCCCCCGCTCGCGCGGGGACAGGTTGAGAAGATAGTCAAGAGCATCGTCGAGAGGGACGCGGACAGGCGGGAGGGGCCGGGAAAGAGAGAATTCAGAACCGTCACGACTAGGGAGATGTTCGGGCGCTACGGGGAGCAGGAGCCCCGGTGGACCGTGGACGGCTGGCTGCCCGAGGCCTCCTGCGGCCTGATCGTGTCGCCCCCGGGCTCGTACAAGACGTGGCTGCTGGCCGCGCTGGCGTTCGCCGTGGCCACGGGACGCGGGTTTCTCGGACATTACCCGGTGACGGGCAAGGGACCAGTGCTCCACATCCAGCAGGAGGACCCTTTTCCGATGCTCATGGGGCGGGTGGCCGCGATGTTCTGCTCCGGAGAACCGACGGAGAAGAGGACGGGGAAGGACGTCGCCTACAGCCTGGACTGTAGCTTCGTGGAGGAGATGCTTGAAATGCCCGTCCACTGGCACGAAGACCGGGAGCTTAACCTGGAGGACAAGGGCTGCATGGCCAGGGTCGCCGTAAAGATAGCGGAGATAAGGCCGGTGCTCGTAACCATAGATCCGCTGTACTCGGGGGTGTCGGCCCGCGACTACATGGCCCTCGGCGCACAGGCCATGCTACAGCTGAAGCGGCTGCGCGACGAGTACGGCTGCTCCTTCGCCGTGGCCCACCACACCACGGTCGCGGGAGCCCGGTCGGAGGACCGCTCGACCATCTGGGGGTCGCAGTTCCTCAACGCGTGGCTCGAGTTTGGGTGGCGGGTGCGGGAGACTAACGACGAGAACGCCATAAAAGTCATCCGCCATTTCAAGGGCAGCAAGAACCCAAAAAAGCTCCGTCTGAGGTTCAACATAACCAACTACAGCTTCGGGGTCGAGATCGACGAGAAGTTCTTCGAATCCGTCCCCGAGCGCATAGAGGAGGCAATACTCAACGGAGGACGCTTCGGCACGGAGCGCGCCGTCGCGGACGCGGTGGGCTGCGGCCCGGCCGCGGTGCACAAGGCGGCAAAGAAGATAGGTCTGAAGAAGGACAGAGAAGGATATTACATCATAACTCCCGAATAATTGAACGCAGCAGGGATACTTTCCTATACCATTTACATAGTCTTTAGGGGGAAACAACAGCTTGCTTCCTGTTTGCTTCCTGCGTTTCTAGGGGGCGTATACTCCCTGGGAGTATCCCTTAAAATTTTCCGGAGAAAGGGCCGTCAAAAGGCAGGGGGGTAGTATTCGGAGGAGGGGGATAATAAGGAAGCACGGAGGAAGCAAGAGGAAGCACCGCCCCCGAAAGAGTAGGAAGCACGAAGGAAGCGACGGCCACGAAGTTGCTGTCCCACTCCGGCTCTGCCGGGTGGGCAGAAACGGCTGCTTGCTTCCTCGCTCCATACTAGGGGTGGAAGCAGGAAGCAAAAGGATTCTTCTTGGCCTTGAATATGGATAACTTGACAGCCCCCGTGTCCCTGTGTTTTAATTTCAGCTAGACAATGAACAAGCAGGGAGGAACAAAGGAACAAAACAAGAAATGGGCTATCATGTACGAAAAGTTCTGCCAGGAATACGTCATCGACTTCAACGGAACGCGGGCGGCCAAAGCGGTCGGATTCGGCAAGACGAGAAGATCTTCCAGCATGGCATCTGTAAGGCTACTGGCGAGAATTGACATTCAAAAGCGAATTTCAAAATTAATGGCAGACAGGTCCGAGCGAACTCGAATTACACAGGATATGGTACTTCAAGAACTTGCGGTCCTGGGCTTTTCGGATTTCAAACACTACGGACAGATTAAGAATGATGGGAGCCTGGAGTTTTACAGCTTTAAGAAGATAAAGGACGAAAAGACCCGAGCTATACAGAGTATGAAAGAGATCACCGGCGCAAGCGGCCGGTCGATAAGCCTGAAGCTTCACGAGAAGGTTAGGCCACTTGAGCTTCTGGGAAAGCACCTGGGCATGTTTGTGGACACGCACAACGTCAATCTGACCGGTAACATTAAGGTCATCTCGGCGGTACCCAGGCCGAGGAAGCCGGGGGGAGTAGCGAAGGAGGCCAAGCCGGAGGAAGAATGAAGCCCGTCAAAATTATTGTACATCACAGCGCCACGGCCGATTCGGGTACCGTAAGCTGGGGCGCAATCCGTAGATACCATACCGAGACCCTTGGCTGGCCCGACATTGGGTACCACGCCGGTGTAGAATTTGTAAGGAGCGGGAACGAGCTTTACTACGAAACGCTGATGGGTAGAATGTGGAACGTTTCCGGCGCGCACACCCGGGGCCAGAACCACGATTCCCTGGGGCTCTGTTTCGTGGGGAATTTCGACGAGCACAGGCCCCCGGAGGCCCAGCTTGTGGCTGGTGGTAAGATTATTGCGCTCTGGATGAAAATCTTTGGTATTTCAATTAAGGAAATCTACACCCACAACTTTTTTAACAATGCCAAAACCTGTCCCGGGAACCAGTTTGACATTAATGTTTTAAAATCTTATATATTTTGATCTGTAAAGGAGGGCCGCGATGGCCGAGAACAACAAGGAGCGAAACCGGCGGATCAAGCTCGGGGTTCTGGCGCTGGTACTAACCGTGCTGGCCTACGCCCTGGCAAAGATAACCAACGATACCAGCGGGGATTGGTTTAAGTTCGCCCTCTTGGCGGTCGGGCTGGCCGGGATAATCGGGGGACAGCTCACCTTCACCGACGTCCTCGGGAAGAGGAATTAATGTTAAGGGCAATTCCCTGGGACACCCTCGGCCCCATAGCCACCGCGGTCATAGTTATTCTGGCAGTCGTCTTTTGGTTCATACTTAAATTTCAAAAGGAATCAAAATCGACCGCGTTGCCCGTGAATCCGCCCACGGACATAAACTCCACGAGCAAGAAGACCCTTTGTTTCAAGCACGAGGGCGAGATTCAGTCGAACAAGACGGCAATCGGTATATTCGGCGCGGCGCTCCAGGAGGCCAACAAGAACAATAGCGAGCAGCACGGGAAGATTTTCGACAAGCTTGAAACGCTCGGGAAAGAGATAATAAGAGAAATCCATAAGGTAAACGGACCCACACCGTAGGAGAACGAATGGAATCAACCGAGGAAACCGTCGATCTTAGCGCGAAGTACGATCCCCGTACGAACAAAAGGCAGATGCTCTTTCACGGAGCCCCGGAAATGTACAAGCTTTTCGGCGGCGCCATGGGCGGGGGAAAGACGGCCGCGCTGATCAACGAGGGAAACCAGCTAAACCTGGACTATCCGGGCAACTTCGGGCTGCTGATAAGGAAGACCTGGCCGTCGTTCCGGGACACGGTCCTGCCCCAGGTTGAGAAGTACATTGACACGAGGTTGGTCGCTGACTGGAACAGGACGGAAAAGTATATCATATACAAGAATCTTTCCAGGATCCGCTACGGAGGCATGGGCGAACGGTCCGACGATTGGGAAAAATGGATGTCCGGCGAGTACGGCTGGATAGCCATAGACCAGGCCGAACAGTTCACCGAGCTTGAGTTCCGGATGCTGGCCACAAGGCTTCGATTAAACATTCCCGGGATCCGCTATTTCTTCCTTCTTTCCTGTAACCCGAACGTGGGCTGGATCAAGGAACTGTTCATAGAGAGGGCCGGGAAGGATTACGTTTTCATCCCCTCCCTGCCGACGGACAACCTGGCCAACCTTCCCGTAGGGTACGTGGAACGGATGAGGAACGTTCTAACCCCGCAGCAGCAGCAGGCCCTCCTGGAGGGCAATTGGGAGGCCGTGGGCGAGCCCGACAACGTTTACACGTACGCCGCCGTGCAGAAGGCCATGAAGCAGGAGAGGAAGGCGACGCTGCCGGTCGAGCTTGGGGTCGATGTCGCGCGGTTTGGCGACGATAAGACGGTTATAGTCTTAAGGGAAGGCCTTCGGGCGCGGATTTACAGCCAAGCCCAGGGCCACGATACGATGAGAACCGCCGGCGAATGCTGGCGCTGCTGCCAGGACAAGGTTATACCCAAATGGAAAGCCGGACTAGACAGAATTACAATAAAGGTTGACGCGGACGGCATCGGGGGAGCCGTTGTAGACCGCCTGAAGGAGCAGAGGACGGAAAAGGAGGCGCTCTACACGGATATGATCCTGGAAATGGTTGGGGAAAAGGAAAGAGAGGAGCTTGGAAAAAGAGCGTACAAGCTTCGAATCAAGATAGTCGAGATCCACGGCTCCGGAAAGCCCAAGGATCCGATACATTTTAAGAATGTCAGAGCAGAGATTCATTGGGGGATGCGGGAGCTCCTGGACGACCTGGACCTGCCGGACGACCGCGAGGTTTCGGCGCAGATGATGGCGCTTAAGCACAAGACGAATTCGGCCGGCCAGATCGTGATTGTGCCGAAGGAAGAGATTAAGGAAAAGCTCGGACGGTCCCCGGACGACGCGGAGGCGATAATCTACGCGTTGGCCGACGTGAGGCCGAAGACGGAGCCGAGGATTTGGAGGGCTTGAGGGATGAAATTGGAAAGATTGAACATATTTAAACGAAGAAAGGCCCAAGAGCCACCCTTCAGGGCGCTTATGGCGCTGTGGGGGAACAATCCGATCTGGACGGAAAAGGACATAAAGCGCTTGGCTGAGGAGGGATACAAGAACTGCATGACCGTGTTCGCTTGTGTTAGTCTTCTCTCGAAGGGAGCGGCCGGGATCCCTTGGCAGCTCTTCAGGAAGGCCGCGTCCCAGGATTCGAAGAAGGAAGAAATATTCCAGCACGACCTTCTAGACAGGATCCACCGGCCGAATCCGATGTGCGGACAATCGATTTTCGTCGAGAACCTGGCGGCCTTTTACTATATTGCGGGAAACAGTTACGAGCTGGCCATAGGGCCGGACACCGAAAAGACGCCTCCCCGCGAGCTGCATTATTTATTTCCGCACCTCGTGAAGATAAAACCCGGAACCCGGGCCGAACCCGTGGCCTATTATGAATACTCGGCAAATCCCGCAAAGCCGGATCCCTACACGCCGAAGGAAATCCTGCATCTCAAGGCCTTTCATCCTTTGAACAGCTATTACGGCCTGTCGCCGCTTGAGGTGGCAGCCAAGGGAATAGATGTTGCGAACATGACGATGAACTGGAACATGAAGCTTCTGCAGAACGACATGCGGCCGCCCGGCATCGTGAAGATCGAGGGCAACCTGGACAAGGAGCAGAAGGACGACCTGAGGGAGGACCTGAGGGCGAACTACCAGGGCTTCCAGAACGTGGCCATGCCCATGATATTCGAGGGCGGTCAGGACTGGATACAGACCGCACTCTCGCCGAAGGACCTGGACTGGATAACCGGCGACAAGATGACCATGCGGAAGATCTGCGCCGTGCTGAACGTGGCCTCCGAGCTCATTGGTGACTCGGAGAACAAGACATATTCGAACGTGAAGGAGGCTTACAAGGCACTCTATACGAAGGCAATTTTACCGTTCATGGATTTTCTCCGGGACGAGTGGAACAACTGGCTCGTGCCCAAGTGGAACGACACGCGGCTGTACCTGGACTACAACCGGGACAGCATAGAGGAGCTGAAGGAGGAGCAGTCGGCCGTCTACACGCGCATGGCCTCGGCCCACTGGTTGACCCTGAACGAGAAGCGCAAGGCCTGTGGATTCGACGAGGACCCGGCGCCGGAGGCGGACCAGATATATCTTCCGATA